AAATCTAAGTCTCTTAGTGAGTCTCAAAAAGTGAAAGTAGTTAATGCTCTTGATCGTGCTGTAACAGTAAACGAAGTTAAGAACACTTACGAAACCTTGAAAGAGTCTTTTAATGAGACTAAGAAAACTCAACTTAAAGAATCTATTGGTTTTGCATCACAGGCAACTGGTGTTGCTCCAAAGGCTAGAATCGTGGACGCTGATCCATTTATCAACCGTTGGCAAACACTTGCTGGAATCAAAAAGTAAATCAATTATTAAACAAAACATTTATTTAAAATGGCAAATTTAGTTCAATCCCTTTTGACTGAATCCGCTAACACAGCTTTCTCTGATCAACATGGTGTTGCTCAGAAGCTTGCTAAAAAGTGGGGCAAGTCTGGTCTTCTCGAGGGCCTACAAGATTACGACGCCAACAACATGGCCGTAATTCTCGAAAACCAAGCTAAACAGCTTGTAGTTGAATCTACTACAACTAACGGTAACCTTAACACCGGTGGTGCAACCTTTACCCCAGGTACTGGTGAGCAATGGGCTGGTGTAGCTCTTCCATTGGTTCGTAAGATCTTCGGACAGATCGCTTCTAAAGAATTCGTTTCTGTACAGCCGATGAATCTTCCTGCAGGTCTTGTATTCTATCTTGATTTCCAATATGGTAATACAAAGCCTCCATTTACTAGTGGTGATTCTATCTATGGTACTCCAAGTGCAAACTTTGGTAACCAAGCAGCTGGTGCTCTTTATGGTGCTGGTCGTTTCGGTTATTCTTTGAACCAGTTTAGCGCTTCATCTACTGTAACTATCTCTTCTGCATCTTTTGCTGAAGTTGATTTCAACAGTAACTTCTCTTCTTCTATTGTAGGTGGTACAGATTCTGCACTTTCTACAGTTAAGAAGATTGCTTTCGCTACTTCTTCTTTAGTTAGTCCAAACTTTGATGGTGTACGTGCTTGGATCATTTCTTCTGGCTCTATCGCAGCAGCAACTGATACTCTTCAGCAGTTCACTAAGATCAATGGTGGTAATGTAGAATTCTTCGTTACTGCTTCTACTTCTGAGATTTCTGGTTCAACTGGAGGTACTAACCAATTCACTGTTTTCTACAACAAAGCTACTGACTTCAATAGCCGTGGTGATTTTGAAGATCGTTCTGGTCTTCCATCTGTACCAAACAGCTTGTCTGCAACTTCTATCGTTATCCCTGAGATCAACGTACAAATGAAGAGCCAAACCATTTCTGCTAAAACTCGTAAGTTGAAAGCACAATGGACTCCAGAATTTGCACAAGACTTGAATGCTTACCATAGCTTGGATGCTGAAGCTGAATTAACTGGTCTTCTTTCTGAGCACATCTCTCTTGAGATCGACCTCGAAATCCTTGACATGTTAATTCAAAATGCTCCAACCATCGAGTATTGGTCTGCACAAGTTGGCAACCAAATCAACGCTGCTGGTACTGCATTTACTTCTAACACTGCTGGTGTTTATTACACTCAAATGAGCTGGTTCCAAACCCTTGGTATTAAGCTTCAGAAGGTATCTAACATCATCCATCAGCGTACTTTGCGCGGTGGTGCTAACTTCATGGTAGTTTCTCCAACTGTAGCTACAATTCTTGAGTCTATCCCAGGATTTGCTGCTGATACTGATGGTGCAGCTGACACTATGAAGTATGCCTTCGGTGTACAGAAAATCGGCCAGTTGAACAGCCGTTACAAGGTTTACAAAAACCCTTACATGCTTGAGAATGCTATCTTGCTCGGTTTCCGTGGCAATCAGTTCCTTGAGTGTGGTGCTGTTTACTCTCCATACGTTCCATTGATCATGACTCCATTAGTGTACGATCCAAACACCTTCACTCCACGTAAAGGTATCATGACTCGTTACGCTATGACTATGGTACGTCCTGAATACTATGGATTGGTATTGGTTGGTGATTTGAATGTTATCTAACATAGTTAGTCAAACCAACAATAAAAGGGGCCTCTTTATGAGGCCCTTTTTTTATTTATAGTCTTTTGATATTTATTTGAAAGGTACTTGAATATGGTTGATAAAAGTGCTAAGAGAAGACCTAAAAGCGAGATTAGGTTTCAAATACAGTTAAACGAAGAACAGAAAGACGCTAAGCTAGTTATATTGTCAAACAAGATAACTGTGTTAAAAGGGCAAGCAGGATCTGGTAAGTCTTTAGTTGCAGCGCAAATAGCACTTGATCTACTATTTAGAAAAGAAGTAGAGAAGGTAATATTGACAAGACCAGCAGTAACATCAGGTGAAGAGATTGGTTTTTTACCTGGTTCTAAAGATGATAAGCTAGCTCCTTATACAGCAGCTATATATGATAATATGTATAGGTTGTATAACAAAGAGAAGATAGACAAAGAGTTGGCTGAAGGTCATATTGAAGTGATACCTTTAGCTTTTATGAGAGGAAGGAATTTAACTAGCTGTTGTGTTGTTGTCGATGAAGGCCAAAACATTACTCATAGACAAATGGAGTTGTTGTTAGGTCGTATATGTCAAGGTAGTAAAATGATAGTTTGTGGTGATACAGCTCAAATTGATTTGAAAGATAAAAAGATGAGCGGTTTTAACTTCATATGCACTAACTTCAAAGAAGTGCCAGGTTTTGCAGTAGTCACGTTGAAAACAAATCATCGTGATCCAATAGTAGAAAAAATTCTTGAAATATATAAAGCTCACGATTAATGGCTTCAACTGCAACTACACCGATTTGGAATGGAACAGGAGGTAATATATCCGGGTCTACACCTTTTGGTTTTTACGACTCAGATCCAACTTTCCAATCAGATGGTCCTAAAGTAGCTAACTTCTGTGCTAGAAAGTTAGGCTATCCTATAATGGAAGTAGAATTACAATCTGGATCATTCTACGCTTGTTTTGAAGAAGCTGTTTCTATTTATTCTGAAGAGCTTTATCTGCATAAGATAAAAGATAACTATTTGACTCTAGAAGGTAGTTCTACTGCTTCTTTATTAAACAATGAAGTTGTTATACCTAATTTAAACTACACTATTACTGTTGCTGAGAATTACGGCACTCCTATTCAAGTAGGAGGATACGTTAATCAATATAAAGCTCCTTTATATTTGACTTCTAGCCAACAAACTTATGACTTAGAAGCATGGGCTTTATCTGGTAGTTTAATACAACCAGGCGATAGATTAGTTGTTAATAAGATATACTACGAAGCGCAACCTGCTATCAATCAATACTATGATCCATATATCGGTGGTAGTATTAACTATCAAGGTGCAACTGAAAACTTTGGTTGGGCATCTTATTCACCAGGTCTTAACTTTGTTTTATTCCCTATCTATTGGGACATAAGCCGTATACAAGAGATCGAGATGTCTAATACAGTTAGACGATCGATGTATTCGTTCCAGATGACAAATAACAAACTAACTATATTCCCATGGCCTGATAAAGATGGTATAGTTGTTTTTATTGACTATGCTAAGTTTAGCGAATTAAGTAGTGTACAAGGAAATAGTCCTTATTCTGGATCAAAAGGTTTAGTTACTAATCCATCTAATGTACCATATACAAATATAACCTATTCACAAATTAATCAACCTGGTAAACAGTGGATCTATGAGTACACATTAGCCCTAGCTTCAGAGTTGTTAGGTTTGATCAGAGGCAAATATACTCAAGTACCTGTACCAGGTGCAGAAGTTACATTAAACGGTGCTGATTTAATATCAAAAGGACGTGATCAACAAGCAGCTTTAAGAGAAAGACTTCGTAGTGATTTTGATCAATTAAGTCGTCAAGCACAGTTAGAGCGTAAACAATCTGAAAATCAATCAATATCGAGCACACTAAATGAAGTGCCGATGTTTATATACATAGGGTAAGTATGGGAATGTTTGGTTCAATAAGAGATGTAGCTACAATGAAGATCTTTACAAAAGAGATCATTGAAGATGTTGTGTCTCAAGAAATTGGTTACTATAAAATAAAGCTAGGTGATACTGAACCTAATGTATATGGTGAAGCTATAACTAAGTATTTTATTGGGCCTGTTTTAATTCCTTGTTTAATTGTACGAGGTGAATTTACGACAGATGCAGATGCTTTTGGTTTTGACACAAGGCGAGATGTTGATTTTCGCTTCTTTAAAGATCATTTAATTGAAGCAAATATAGTGCCAGAAGTAGGTGATTATATCATGTATAATGAAGCATACTATGAGATAAATAATACAAATGAGAATCAGTTTATATTAGGAAAAGATCCTGATTATACTTACTCAGATGGTGCTGCAAACTTTGGCCAATCATACTCTATTATTTTATCTGGTCAGTATTCTAGCCCAGATAAACTTGGTATAACAATACAAAGATTATAATGTCAATACAAGTAGTAAGACCAGAGAATCGCCAAGAGTTTATGAGTAAGCTCGTAGGACCTGCGTACGATCCAAAAGAAGGGAGAGTACCAAAACCTTTTTCTGAGCCTACTAAATTAGGCCAACCTGAAGAGAATCGTGCCTATCAGATTAGTGTAAAGAATGATACTGAGAAGGACTTTTATATTGGAATAAAAGATATAGATGAAGCAGTAAGTCATTATTTCAATAATGTACTAAAGCTATCTGTAGTTCAAAACAATACTAGAGTTAATATACCAATTATCTATGGTACACCAGAAAACTGGAAAAGTGTTCAGTTAGATGGCTATTATCGTGATAGCAACGGTAAGTTATTAGCACCACTATTAATGTTTAAACGTACTTCTATAACTCAGAATCGTGATCTTGGTAATAAGTTGGATGGCAACTTAGTTCATAATCTACAAACATTTGCTACTAAATATAACAAGAGGAACTTTTACAGCAACTTTTCTGTTTTAAACAGCAGATCTCCTGAAACAAAGTACGTAGTAGCAGTAACCCCGGACTATATAACTGTAGAGTACGAGTGTATGGTTTGGACTTATTTTGTAGAACAGATGGATAAGCTTGTCGAAGCATTAAACTTTGCATCCAGAAGCTACTGGGGTGACCCAAATCGATTCCAGTTCTATAGTTCAATAGAATCATTTCAAGATGCCATAACGTACAACGTAGGTGACAATCGTGCGGTTAGAACAAGCTTTAACCTTACTCTAAATGGTTACTTGATTCCTGATACTATAAACAAAAAGTTAGCTAACGCCAGTGTATACTATGGAGTTAGTGATATTGTTTTTGGTCTTGAAACAACTAGCGGTATTGAAGAGTTTGGTGTTAGAGCAGCTTCAACAACTGTTGCACCTAAGTCTGTTCTACTTACAGATTCTCAGAATATCGTTGTTCAAGGAGGTGGTTCTGCAAACGATCTTGCTATAACATATCTTGGTATAAACAAGACTGTTGTAGGAACATATTCGTCTCCTACCACAGCTATATTCGCAGCTACTTGGGCAATTGCTCCACCACCACTACCTGGTAACAATATAGACAACTTTACTTTCTTTGTAAATGGACAGTATATTGAAAAGACTGCTATAACTAGCTTTAGCCAAGTTGGAAGTACATCGGTATTAGTTATTGATCCAGTAGCACTACAATTTAGTTTTGACGAAACAGATGTTATTTTAGCGATAGGTAAATTTAACTAATCATGGCGAGGCTTAAGTTTAAACAAATATACTCTAATCTACAATACAATACAGCATCTTCTGTACTCACGTTGTCTGGTAGTCAACAAACTGACTTTATTATTTCTGGTTCAGTTAGAATAGTATCGACTCCTACAGTGACAGGATCACTTACTATTCAGAACATTGATAGTTTTGGCGATTCTGGATCATTCTTTACTATGGATTTGGGAGATTATTGATATTTATATTAGACTATATAGTCCTTGCTAGTATATACTTAATATAAACCAGACAAATGTCTAACCAATTCCTCAAACTGCGTCGTAGCGCAGTACCAGGTAAAATACCTGAAACAGGCTCATTAGATTTAGGTGAAATAGCCTTAAATACGCATGATGGTTTAGCCTTCATGAAAAAGTCTGTAGGAGGAAA